GGATTTGTTAAGGCTCTTGAGGCCATGTCGCGTGAGCAGTTCGACATTGCCGCCGATGAGTTTATGGACAGCAAGTGGAGTGGGCAGGTAGGCAATCGAGCAGTAGAGGTCACCGAGATGATCCGTACAGGTGAGTACCAGTAATGCCCCTTCAGAAATATTTATTTAACCCAGGCATTAACAAGGAAGGCACTGACTACACTGCTGAAGGCGGTTGGTTTGATTCTAATCTTGTTAGGTTTCGCAAAGGTTTTCCTGAAAAGATTGGTGGTTGGGTTAAGTATTTAACTGAATCATACAACGGTACAGGCAGAAAGCTTCTGGGCTGGGTTGCCTTAGATGGAACAAGGCTTCTTGGCGTTGGCACAAGAACAAAGCTTTATATTCAGTCAGGCGCTTCTTTTGACGATAGAACACCTATCCGTGCCACGACAACCAACGGCATTGTTTTCGCAGCTACTAATGGCTCTTCTATTATTACTGCAACTGATGACGCTCATGGCGCTTCTAAAGGGGACTTCGTCACCATATCTGGCGCAGCCTCATTGGGTGGTTTAATAACGGCAGCAGTACTTAATCAAGAGTATCAGATTGCAACTGTTCCATCTGTTGATACCTATACGTTTACCGCCAAGGACACTTCGGGCACAACAGTAGCGGCTAATTCATCCGATAGTGGTAACGGAGGCAGCGGTGTAGACGGCGCTTACCAGATATCTCCAGGCTTAGATGTGTTTGTAGATGGTACTGGTTGGGGCGCAAGCGCGTGGGGTGACGGAACCTTCGGGTCTAGTAGCGCAATTGGTTCTAATAACCAACTACGTTTATGGTCCATGGACAGCTTTGGTGAGGATCTAATTGCTTGCCCTCGTGGAGGCAGCATTTACTACTGGGACTATTCAAACTATAGCACTCGCGCTGTAGCCCTAGCAGATTTGAGTGGGGCTAACTTAGCACCAACGCTTGGCCTGCAGGTGTTGGTATCTGATGTTGATCGACACGTTGTTGTACTTGGCGCAGACCCAATTAACTCTTCTGCATCTGGCAGGACTGGAGCAATAGACCCACTGCTTGTCGCCTTCTCTGACCAAGAGAACGCTGCAGAGTGGGAGCCACTATCTACCAATACAGCAGGATCTCTTAGATGTTCCGCTGGATCACAGATTATTGGCGGCCTTCGTGCCAGACAAGAGACTTTGATTTGGACTGACGTTGCGCTGTATAGCCTTCAGTTTATTGGCGCGCCACTTACCTTTGGCCTTACTCTTGTTAACGAAGGCGTGAGTTTGATTAGTCCTAATGCCCCTGTAAATACACCTTCAGGTATATTCTGGATGGATAAGAAAGGCTTCTATTCTTATCAAGGCGCTGTTCAACCTGTCCCTTGTAGTGTTCATTCGTATGTCTTTGATGACTTAAACGAAGGCCAATCATTTCAAGTCTTTGGGTTTCTTAACAAGCAGTTTAATGAAGTAGGCTGGTTCTATTGCTCTGGATCTTCAGACGTTATAGATAGATATGTTACCTATAGCTATGTAGATCAAACTTGGTCTATAGGCCAGTTGTCTAGAACAGCATGGTTAGATGAGGGCATTGTTTCGTTCCCAAGAGCGGCAGGCAGTGACAGTTCTGTCAACTACATCTACTCTCACGAGACTGGGTTTGATGATGACGGCGCACCAATGGACAACGTGTTTATAGAAAGTGCTGACTTTGATATTGGTGATGGGCAAGACTTTCAGTTTATCAAGAGAGCCATACCAGACGTTAAGTTCACTGGGGACTCAGGCGGCACACAAACAATTAACTTTGTTCTTAAGGCTAGGAACTATCCAGGTCAATCATTGACCACGGACCAGACAACTTCCTTTACAGGAACAACCACCAAGATTGATACTCGCGCTAGGGGTCGGCAAGCGGCTGTGCGCTTTGAGTCAGATGATGATGCCAGTACTGGTGATCGCTTAGGTGTAGGATTTAGAATTGGTGCAACAAGATTAGATCTTCAGCCTAATGGTAGACGATGAGCAAGCTCTTACAAGGTAGACTGCCCTTTGCTCCTATGGCGCAGAACGTAGATAGCAATACGTTTAATAAGGCTGTGCGGTTGCTAGAGATAAGTTTGGATTCTTTTAACCCAGACTCTACGCCGCAATTCACCAGGGAGAACAGAGATGTTCTTAAGTTTAATACTGGTGATATTATTTGGAATGTCTCTATCAACACGCTTCAGGTGTACGATGGAGATCAGTGGATAAGTTTGTCACAAGAACTGCCGTATACATCAGACCCTTTAGAAGCTACGGGCAAGGTCGGAACAGTTCAAGTTATTAATAAAGGCGCAATAGTAGTGAGTGTTGGTAGATGACTAAATTATGTGCGAGAGGAAAGGCTGCAGCTAAACGAAAGTTTGATGTGTACCCGTCAGCCTACGCTAATGCGTATGCCAGCAAGATCTGTGCGGGTAAGATTAAAGATCCATCTGGTAAAAAAAGAAAAGACTTTAAGGGTCCAAAGCCTAAGACTAGTGGCACATCATCTGCTGCTAAAAGAGTTCGCACATCTCCTGCTTCTGCAAGAGGTAGAAGAAGAAATTTTAATGGTGGTGGATTTGTTGCCAAACGCGCTAGAGTTGCAGGTATAAAATGAGCCTTCAAGATTGGTTTGGTAAAGGCCCAAAGGGTGATTGGGTTGATATTGGAGCGCCAAAAGTAGACGGTAAGTTTCAAGCTTGCGGACGTTCAAGTACCAAAGGATCAAAGCGTAAGTACCCTAAATGCGTGCCTAGATCTAAAGCTAATAGTATGACCGCATCGGAAAAAACTAGCGCAGTAAAGCGCAAAAGATCTAAGGCGCAAGGAGTAGGTGGTAAACCTACCAATGTTAAGACGCTTGCCCGTGATGGTGGTTTAATTGATAAAAGAAACCATCGAGGTTGTGGCGCTGTAATGTCTGGCAGGCGTAAGAAGACAAGGTACTCCTGATGTTTAAGCGATACGCAGAAGAGTTCAAAAATGGCGGAGCCGTAAATAAAAGGCGGCGTGAAAAGCCTATACGCAAGACTACCAAAGGCAAGTCTGCCAATTACCTGCCCACCAAATCAGGCGCAGGCATGACGGAAGCTGGCGTAAAAGCCTATCGCAAAGCTAATCCTGGTAGTAAACTCAAGACTGCGGTAACAGAAGATAAGCCAACAGGCAAGAGAGCAACAAGAAGAAAGTCTTATTGCGCTAGATCTGCAGGTCAGATGAAGAAGTTTCCTAAAGCGGCTAAGAATCCTAACTCTAGGCTGCGTCAAGCAAGGAAGCGTTGGAAATGTTAGATACAATTTATTATACGAACATGATGGGGTTATACGATGCCAACTAATGCAGAAGGCAAAAGATTACAGAAGCTTGAGACTGAAGCTACTGACGCTACTTCAAGTATTTATTTAGACCCTAATAACTTTAAAAGGGTAGCGCCTAGTGCATTGGGTGCTATGGATGAAAGATTCGCTGGCATTTCAAGCTTCTTGCCTAGCGGTATGCAAAGTCCTTATGCAGATTCATTGAAGTATCAACGCGCTCCGGGTGTGTCGTATACGAATTACGAAACCAAAGGGCCGCTTGAAGCAGGCGAGTTAAAAAAGCCTGTCCCCCCAGAAGGTAAAGTTCCACCGCCCACTCAAAATAGACCTGCTGTAGGGTCATACGAACAGTCTTATCAAAAGCCAACCCTATTTATTGGCAAAGGCATGAAGGCTATTGAGGTTCAAAATCAAAAGGCAGATTACCAAAGAGAATTAGCTGACTGGAATGCTAATAAGAAAAGATACTACTCTGGAGAAAGCTTACAAACAAATAACGCTCCTAAGTTTCTAGATTACATTGGCAAAGGAATGGGTCGAAACAAGGGCGCTATTGAAGCTGCGAGTGCTAAATACAGAAAAGATATAAAAGCTTTTAACGAACAACAAAGAATGGGTACGAGCGGCGGACCTAAGCAGCAAACTGCATCTGCACCAAGCACACGCCCAGCACAAAGAAGACCTGGCATAGCGGGAGCACTTGAAGATATAGAGATTGGAAACATAACAGGAATGGCTGATGGAGGAATAGCTTCAGTCATGCCTGAGTATTTTACTTTTGGTGGATTTGCAGGCGCTCTGCAAGTTTTAGGGGGCAACAACGCTGACGGTTCACCTACCGAAAGCTCCTTAGCTTCTTTAGCTGGTGGCGGCGGTGAAAAAGAAATGGTTTCTAGAAGTGACGCTGTAAACAGTGCAAATCTTTCTGGTAAATCCACAGAGGAGTTGATGAAAATTATTGAACAACTTCAATCACAACTTTCTGGTGGCGGTGGTGGCGGTGGTGGCATAGCAGATGTTTTGTCCCTGTCTGGCTCTCCTGAAGGTGGTGCTACTCCAGGCATTAATGGTGGTGTTGGCGGGACAGTTGAAGATGTGTCTTCTGGCGGCGGCTTTGGTGGGTTTGGAGGAGCAGCTAAATCTATTTTAGGAATGGCTGATGGAGGCGATGTTTACTACCCACGCATGAACGGGCAGATAGCAGGTCCAGGCACAGAGCGATCAGACGATATACCAGCCATGCTTAGTGATGGCGAGTTTGTAGTGAACGCCAAAGCCTTGCGTGGTATTGGCAAGATGGATGGCGCTAATGGCGATAAGGAAGAACAAAGGCAGAAAGGTGCGCGTATGATGTACGCCATGCAGCAAGCCGGTGAACAAGCGATGAGGAATTCATAATGTCAGCATTTGCAGGAGAAGATGAAGTAGCGTCTACCGCCGTACCTATGGCCCTGCCTAGTTCGCAGGTTCAGTATGCTGATCCAGCCATGGAACTGGCTAATAGAAATATGCTTGCTGCATATTTTGGAGATCCCGCAAGCGGTGACCTAGGCATGATGGGTAGACAAATCCCCATCCCTGTTCAACAGATCGCTGGTCT